GTCGTCTGGATGGGTGCAGTTTCGTCGTAGTGCCAGACGGTGAAAGTCAGGGTGGAGATGGTCTTCGTGTTGGCGAGGTCCTGGAACCCGATTGCGGTAAAGATGAGTATCCCGGGATAATACTCCACGCCGAAGACCGGCTCGGGCGGCGCGGCCCAGTCGGTGCCCGGCTCCGTAGCAGGCGGTGAGGGAATCACATCAGCCGGCTTCGGCCCGATGACGAGGTCGTACATCGAGTCGGTGGTCGTGCGGCCTTGGATGTCGATCGAATAGTCGCGGTTGAGCCGCCAGCCGGTCACGCGGAACTCGCCCGAACCGCCGGGCATGTCGGGATGGGTCATCGAGCAGACCATGCCGGGCTCGGTGTTGAGGGCGAGTACGGTGGTCTTGAAGGCGATTTGCCGCGCGGCCTTCCATTCGGCCGGCGTGATACCGCCCAGCTCCTCGCGTAGCCGGGTCGTAATGATCCGTGCAGCCTGGGATTTCGAGGCGGTGCCGGAGAGATTGACCGTAGACTTCAGAAAGAGCGGCCCGGCGCCGCCGCCGATGAGCGCCGCATGGTCGATGTCGTAGAGGGTGATCGAGTTGGAGACGAAGTCGAAATCCTCATCGGCGAAGTTGGCCGTCAGGTGGTTGAAGCTGGGCTTGAGCGGCGCAAGCTGGAGGCTCCCGAACAGGATGTTGCCTTCGGTAAAGGCCTCAACCGCCGAGGAGTTCACGCGCACGCCCAGCTTGAGCTTGCCGAAGGCGAACGTGTAGTAGCCGAGGCAGTTCATCAAGACTTCCTGAATCCAGTCCCTGAGCGGCTTCTCCTCTTGGATCACGCCCCGAAACGTGAACTGCGTCTCGGTGCCCGTGCCGACGAGCTTGGTCACCTGCTCATCACAGATCTGGGCGGCGGCGATGGCGGCGCCGACATCGAAGAACTGCTCGCAGGTGGCGGCGTCGGCAAAGCGCAGCCCGCGCGCCCGAAGCAGCATGTTGATGGCGATCCAGATGGGGTTGGTGAGCACTTGCTGCGAGCGGACGCCCGGCGCGCTCCACACCCAGCCGCTCAACCCCTGGGCGACCACCACCTCCATGGCATGCTCGGCGAGCCGCGAGAGCTGAAGCCCTTTGGCGTCGGCGCGGCGGAGCATCACGAAGGCCGTGCCCGCGGCGCGCTCAACGGGGTTGTCGGTATCGAAGCCAAACGGCGTGGGATTCGGATCGGCGCCGAGGCTCTCCACTAGGCCCAGCGCGCCCGGGTAGCCGTGGTGAAATTGTCCATCGAGCTTGTGGCCCGTGCCGTAAGCGCCCAGCGGCCCTTCGCCCACGATGCCCACCGCGGCGTAGAAATCACTCTCTTCGCGCCCCAGGGCGATCTTGGCGTTCACGGGCATGGCCGAGTCGGTGTAGATTTCGGGCACTACCTCGTCGTAGATCGAATCGGCCACGAGTGAGACGCTGGTAATGGTCGAGCGCCCGAAGCCCCAGGTGCCGGTTGAGTTGTCCTTGATGCGCACGCCGATGGGTTTGGCCAGGATGCCGCCGAAGTAATCATCCATGCCGTGTGAGCGACAGCCGTTGGGCGTATCAAAGCCCTTGTCGCAGCTCGTTGGATCTCCGGTGCCGCTCTGCGTAGACCAAGGGCACCCGAGGCCGTCGTTGAATCGCTTCCAGCAGGTGCGCGAGATGCGGCGCGTGGGGTAAGGCAGATTGAGCTCATAGATGCCGTCGGCGGCGAGGACGTGGAACTCCGGGCCGGCATCAAAGGACCAGTCGATGATCTCGCCCTTCCACAGGTCGAGCTTGATGCCGGTCGCCACATGGAACAGCGAGAACTCAAGCGCCGCCCGGTAGAGGTCCACGTCGTTGGCGAGCGCGCGCATGACGCGGTCGGCATTGCCGAAGACGAACCGGGCCTCGTCGGCCTCGTTGCCGATCGACTGTGCGATCCCGTCGAACTCGAGCAGGCGGGCCTGGTAGAGCTGGCCGCCGATGGTGCAGCGCCGGTCAGAGACGTAGATGGCCGGATAGCTGGGCTGCTTGGGGACGATCTTCACTAGCGGAATGGTCTGCTGGACTTGCGCCAGTAATGCGGTCTGGAGCGCCTCCGGTGGGAATCGGGTGACCATCTGATTGAGCGCGTAGGTGGGCGAGGAAGATGGAATCTCGATGAGCGTCACACCGACGGAGCACACCGCGTCGGCCAGCATCTCCCATGAGAGCGGCTCGTTGGCGAAGCGGCAGGTGTAGCGCGTGGTGTCCTGGCCATCATCGGTCGGGGCGTCGTAGTAGAACGCGCCATAAGGCCCGTACTTCGACTCCCAGAAGTCGCGCAAGGCGATCCGGTCGGCTTCGCGCAGTCGCGCCTTGCGGACGGTGAAGCGCTTGGCGCCCGTGCCCAGCAAGAAGCGTTGCTCGATCTTGGTGTTGCCCGAACCGAACTGGTGGATGATGACCGCAGGCGCCTGCGCTCGCCCGTGAGGATAGTCTGGCACCAGTGGGAACACGCCGCTCGGCGTGATCTCAGGTACCTGGATGTTGCCGATGTAGTCAGGCATCAGTACATCAGTATCGGTACCAGGCCAGGAGGATGTCGCCCACCTGCGGTGTTTGCTCGCCGTTGAACGTCACAATGTTGCCGGTCAGCGTGTAATCGAGCCCGCGCTTCATTACCAAACCATTGCGCGTCAGGATCAGACTGGTAGGTGGCGATGGTGTGAATGCAAGATTGTACACGCGATTGTCGCCGTCGATGGCGCCGACTGGAACTTCCGCGTCGGCGAAATTGGATACACGTTGCAGCGGCGGCCCCAGGCCGCCGCCGATGATCCGCACCTCATGCACACGCAGCGGGACAGCGCTGGTCGGGATGATCCATTGTTCGGACCACGATGGGCCGCGGCGGGGGAAGTACTGCACGACGTAGTAGGTGTCGGGTGGGGAGGCTGTGTCGTTCGGTTCCAGGTCTATGCTTACCACGCCATTTATGATTTCGACTTCTTGGCGGGATCGGACAATTGTCCTCCCGCTTTGGGTACGTATATCCGGGCCAATCACGACGATTTTGCCATGAAATGTAGCGCCAGTGCCTGTGTAGAGCGTGTCCCGGATCTGCGTCTGTGCCCATGCTGAGCAGGCCAGCATGGCTATTCCGATCAATCGTCTCATGCTACCTCCACCAATTCGAGAGTGACTTCGATCAGGCCGATGCCGGCCGACTGCTCCCAGCCGCCTGCGAAGCGCACGGTGTAGCGGCCTTGAGTGGCTTGACCAGTCGGATCGTAGCTGAACTTGGGGTTCGCGTACCAGGGATCATAGAAGTAGAAAGGTTCCTGCGGCCCCTTGCGCGCCTCGTAGAAATCGCGCAGTGCCGTAAGCTCGGTCGGCGTCAGGCGCTTAGCCAGTCGCCAGCGCTTGCGGCTGTTTGAAGCCAGTACCGAGCGTTGCGATTCGCCGCCCGCGTACTCGTTGTCGAGAACCGGATACTCCTGGCTGCGGACAAAGGCGCGCGATAGGCTCCATGGGAGCACCCCGACGGGACTAGCGTTTTGGACAGATCCGGGCATTACTCCTCCACTCCATCATCGCAACCTCGCCCGGCGCCCGGCAGAACCACGTGCTCGCCCGTAGACGGCCGCGGTAGCTCCAGACCACCGTGATGCCGACGAGTGCGCCCTCGGCCCAGTACCGCACATCGCCCTCACTCATCGTCCTGTCGGGCGGCAGCATATGTGAGTACTCGTGCTCGCGGTACGGGTGCGTGTGGATGTCACCGAGCACCCTCCACCCCTCATCCTCGGCGATGTGCGCTGCCTCGGCCATCCACTCGGCACGCGGCGCAATCCATGCGTCAGTCGCATGCTCGGCGACGTCGGGCGGAGACCAGATCTCCTCGATGACCGCAGCAGATGTCGCATCGATACGCCGGCCTAGCAGAATGCCATAGTGCTCGCGCGGCCATGCGGCCCGCGCGGCTGCATGCCAGCGTCGCTTCAACGCCGCCGGCCAGACGATGGTTTCGACGCGGCGGATTCGGCGAGCCAATAGTACCTCTGATAGATGCGGCCGCGCTTGACAACGCCGCATGCGATCACACCGGCATCGACCAGCTTGCGGAGCTGGCGCCGCGCGGTGTGCACATCCACGCTGTAGCGATGGGCGTATTCCTCCGCTGTCCATGAGTCAGCGGGGGGCTCGGCGAGAGCGTCGGAGACGATCCCGGCCGCGCGCCTCAGCTCGTCGAGCTGCTCCCATGCGCTCATCGCATCGTCACCTCCCACTTGCCAGAGCGCTCGAGTATGACGCGCCCCATCATGGTCCCGCTGGGTGCAAGAGCGGCGGTCTCGGCATAACTGTTCCAGTAGTCCACGAATGATGAGGACATGATTCCTGCGATTTTCTCGGTGTGGATTTTCCCTTGTTTGCGATGATGTCTCCAATCAAACAACACGAAGGCATCATGCAGGTGTCCGACCAGATAGACCTGCGAGTCGGCCTGGCTCATGAATCGGTGCAGCATCTGGGCCTTGGCGCCCTTGGTGCGCGCGCTACCGGATCCATGCCAGACGGACATTTTGAAGGGCGCATGCTCCCCAAACCAGATGTCGATGTGCTGGACGCCGCGACTGTACGGCACGCCAAGCTGCTGAGATATCAGGCGGCCGACATCGCCGAACGTAGCGATCGTGCGCCGCTCGTGATTGCCACCCACGTAGCCCAGGATTCGCTTGCCGTCGGCGAGCGGCGCGAGCAGAAACACCACCTCACTGACCTGGTCGATCGGTTCAGCTGTATTCTCATACGGAGAGCCGACTGAAAGCACCGTCGCTGCGTCGATCAGATCACCACCGAGCACGCAGTAGCGCACGGGCGATGAGAGGATCCAGTCGCGGTAAGTCAGGAATTTCTCGCGCAGAAAATTTCGGTGTCCGTACTGTAGATCCGTGAGGTGCGATATCTCGATGTGGTCCGCATCGCACTTGCGTAAATCAACCCTGACCAGCTTT